GTTTGCAGAACCTCGGACATGGCGACCCGTGCCGTGCCGCCGCCGAGGTATTCCGGTCTTTGGAGTCGTGCATCCGAGGGGTTTACGCCGAGGTAACGTAGATATTCAGTATATCGCGAGCCATAGCGCGCACGTGCCTCTGCGTACCTTTGGAGTGCGAATGCTCTCCTGACCGTGTTGATGTCGACGCCTTCGGCGTTCGACAAGTCGGCATAAATGCCGGGGAAGCCAGCGTTGTCAACGTCCTCCTCCATGTGAGTCGTGAAGCCGGCTTGATTATCGATGATTTGTGAATTTGCGTAGGTGGTCTGAGCGGATTGTCCGGTCTCATAGACCTGCGTTCCCGATGAAACGTAGCCCTGGTCGACACGACCCAGGCCAACGACGGGCGCTTTCGCGCCCAGGGGGACGGTAACGGGGTCGCCCTTCTGCGTGAAGGGTCGAGCCATGGTGAGGTAATCTTTTTCCCACGCAATGAGTGGGATTGTCGTGTCGTTTTCCGCGCGTTCGGGCACCAGGTCTTGGTCCCGATAGAATTCGTTGTACAGCATGTTGAATGCGCGGATGGGTAGTTGTGACACGTTGATGCCGGGTATGACTGGGAGTCCCAGGTAGTCGAATAGATCCGACGCTACGCCCGATGTTGCGATGGTCGGAATGGTTTGGTTGTCCTGACCGGCGACGCCGCCCGTGATGAACGCCTCCCAGCCTTGGGCTGGTGGCACGACCTTGTCGGTGGGCCACGTGAGGCGGTGGGGAATAAAAAAGTGATGAATCCGGACTGCCACCGGATGCATCACAGGAGCGGCCATTGGGGAGAGTCTCAAGAAGACTGAGGCCGAGTGCTGGAAGGTGTCTTTTGGCAGAACCTCTACCAGCCCAATAGGTAAGAGCTGACCCATGTCTCCGGTCAGCAGTTTGTAGTGGGAGAGCGTGTGGCGATGTCGCATTTTTGTTCCTTAGAGTCTGTAACCGATGCGCCCGGAGCGAGGAGCGCGGGTTGCTCCACCACGACGACGCACGCGACCACGACGCGAGCGATTGAAAGAACGGCCACGGCGACGAGTAGAGCCGTACCTGCGCCTTTGAACATTGTACCGTCTCCTCATTACCATTTCCTCGTGTAGGGCTTATAACGGGCCTTGGGTCGGGGTCTACGCTTGCCCCGACGGGGATTGCGGAACGCCTTGGACATTTGGCGCTTGCCTTTTTCCCAAAGATAGTGGCCTTGGGCGACTTCATCCCCAAGAGCCGGGTTTACGATACGGTAGCGATAGCCATCATCCCCGACGATTTCAATCATCTCGGGAATAGAGCTCCGTGAGCTTTGTGTGAGCGGGCGCATGTGTACGTCGCGCCCGCGCGATTTGAGTGGGAAGGTGCGGGCTTCGCCGCCTTCCACGCCGTAGTCGCCAAAGTTGCCGCGACCGGCACCTGTCGACCATACGTCTTGACGGCCCTTTGCTTCTTCCGATGAGCGGGCCATTGCCTCGATTTCGTTGATTTGTGATCGAGAGTTGAGGTTTCTTATTTGGGCCTTTTGCATTTCTGCCTGTGCGGCATCCAAAGTGCCCATTCTTGTTTTGCGTGATTTTTCAGCCATTGCGCGGTCGATAGCAGAGCCGAGACCGCCTGTCGAGAACTGCGTGCCAGAGCGGCTTTGACCGAAGGACGCGCCGCCGCCCGAGTAACCACCCGAGGCCCCAAGCGCGAATAGGGGGTGTATACCGGCAGCTTTAGCGTCGGCCACGCGGGCCTGGATTTGCGAGCCGCGCATGTATTCTTCCCGCGACCTTTGGAATTCACCGGATTTCTCCTTTGAGCGGTTTTCCCATCTACCGATGGAGTTGCCGACGGCGTCGATGATGCCGCCTATCATACCGGAGTTCCCTCCGGAGTAGTCCGGCAAGTTGTCCCATGTGATTTCGTCGCTGTGAGAATAATCATACACTTAGCGACAATTTTCTAAAGGTTTGCGGTAGGGACCGGGGGCTCCGCCTGATTTGGCGACTTTGCCGATGCTAAGAAGCACCTGGCGGCGTTGCTTTCGGCGCGAGCAGATGATTTGGTTGGGTAGCCGAGATTCGCGTGTGGCGATAATTCCGGCACTTCGGTCCAGCGGCCGTCGATGTATAGTTCGACGCCGCGCGATTTGTTGGCTATGGGTTGGCAGTGTGCGTAAGAATGGTACGCTTGGAAGATTTGCTCGAACTGCGCGTAACCGCTGTCGGACCGATGGAGCCGCCAGGAATAATTCTCGTCGATAGGTTGGCCTTGCTGGTCGTTCATAACGTTCCGTGGGAGCGGTTCTGCTGAACCTGGAGGAGCGTTTCCCTTTTCGCCGCTTGGGCATAGTCCTTGAAATACTCGGGCTTATTTTCAGTGCGGTCGCGTGCCAATAGGGGCACATTAAGGTATCCACGGAGCTTTGTCAACATGTAATTGTCTAACGGCCATTGCTTGCCTTCGATGCGTACCGTGGGTAGTACGTCGCCTCGCTCAGCGAGCGCGACGGAGCCGTCCCGTCTTTCGTACAGGGATGCCAGGTAGGGTATGGCGTTGCCGCCGATGCCACAGGGCCGCCTGGTCTGGCTGGAGAACTCCGGGGGACGGCCATAGAGTTCGTCGGTCCCGAGTTTCGTCCATTTCTTGGTGGTGTAGTACGCGATATACAGGATTCGTTCCTTTTCTAGCGGGGAAATCGTGATAAACCCTTTTCCCCAGCATTCGCGCACTTTGTCTTCTGATTCAGGGGTCGGAGAAAGCCCGAACATTACCGCGTGATAGTGTGGGCGTGCGCCTTTGCCGCCGTACTCGCCCACCGCGAAGTATCTGATTTTGCCGTGTTTCTTGCGCCACCTTTTGAAAAATAGAGTCAAGTCTTTCCGTTGCAGCACGAGAGCGGGCATTCCGTCGCATAGCGCAATCGGCGCTGTCTCGTAGGTCAAGGTGATAAAGGACGAGTGGGAGTGTGAACGTTCCTCCAACATCATCCGGGTTGCCCATTGTCTTCTCCTATTGATACGGCAGGCGAGGCACTGACCGCAGGCTACGAAGGTAGGACGTTCTCCGGGATAACCCTTATCGAGGGGTATTGGTTTGCCGCAGAGCATGATTCTTTAGTGAGTACCCATTACGATGGGGGACGACTTAGTACAGTGCTACTCAAGTATAGCACTGAGAGGTTACTGGGGGCTCGGTGGCGGGGTTGTAGAGCCGGCTTCTGCCGGGGGAGCGGCCGGTGCCGCAGGAGCCGCAGGAGCGGCGTCAGGCGCGCCTGGGACGGTGATGGCCGGGACGTGGGGGTCAGGGTCCGGGTCGAATGGCGGGTCCATTTCCGGATCGTCTTCCATTTCGTAGTCGGTGACCTCGAACATGGAGAGGGGGAGCTGGTCGTGGTCGTCTTCGGTGAAGTCGTCCTCTTGCTCGAAGGTGCCGAGGTCTTGCTGGTCTGCAGCGGCGGAGATTTCGGTTCTTACGTACCGTTGAATCATCTCTTGGATGGTGTCGGGACGGTTAAATTCGCCGGGGATTTCTACCGGCGTTGGATCTGGATGTTCTTTGTCGAGCATTGCGCGGTCGCGAAGTTGCTCGCGGTGCGAAGGCCCGTCGAAACGGGCCGTGAGGCTCGCCAGCTCCTGGCGGATAGCCAGGAGCTGGTCGGCCATGATGGCAAAGTCGGACGTATCCGGCTTGCCCATTTACATTATCCTCGAAGAGGCGTTGCGCGCGACGATGCGTCGAGCGACGAGGTTGTGCTGAACGGCTATCCATAGGCCGTGTTCGGTTTGAACGTTGAAGATACGTTTCGATGGGTCACAGTCGGTGAAGGATTGGTTGAGCACCGGAGGCAACGAGAATTCTCGGCCCAGGTGCCAATATTTTAATGTCGAGCGGAACTCGCCAGCGACACGCGAATTTTCCTCGCGGTATTCGCGATAGCGGTCCTGATAACCGAACGTGTCGTACGTATCCTGCGGTGCGGCTTGCGAGAAGACCTCGCCTTGCCAGACTTCCTGCTGGCCGATGTGCTGGAGTTCCCTCTGCCAGAAGTCCTCATTCGTGCGCCGTAGCCACGTGCGCGAGACGCCGTCGAGGTACATTGCTTTCGGACGGACCGACAGAAGCGACATGACATAGCCGTGTTCCTCGAAGGTTCTGCGGTAGCGGTTGGAGCGGGTGGAGGCTACTCCGTGGCCATACATGTCACCGACGCCGAAGCGTTCGTTTTCCGCTCCCTGGGTGTCGCTGGTTTGCAGAACCTCGGACATGGCGACCCGTGCCGTGCCGCCGCCGAGGTATTCCGGTCTTTGGAGTCGTGCATCCGAGGGGTTTACGCCGAGGTAACGTAGATATTCAGTATATCGCGAGCCATAGCGCGCACGTGCCTCTGCGTACCTTTGGAGTGCGAATGCTCTCCTGACCGTGTTGATGTCGACGCCTTCGGCGTTCGACAAGTCGGCATAAATGCCGGGGAAGCCAGCGTTGTCAACGTCCTCCTCCATGTGAGTCGTGAAGCCGGCTTGATTATCGATGATTTGTGAATTTGCGTAGGTGGTCTGAG